TTACTTTGAAATGTTCTGAATCCTTTCTGTAAATTTTTGAATCGCATTCAGTTCTGCAGATCTTAAATGAGGGTACGCCTTAGTTCTCCCCCCATTTCGTTTAATATGTCCAAATTCAAGTAAATGAGTAAGAGATCCGTATTTAAAACTATATACTACCCAAACTCCCTTTCTCACTCTTTTCTTACGCCATCCTTTTGAATATTTACCTGTTCTTTTAGGACTAGTTTCCCTTAACTCTTTAACTGTTTCTTTAGCGACTTGCTCCGCAATTTTATCAACTTCTTCATTAACCTCTTCACAATATTCTTCTAAAATATTTGCTAATTGTGCTGCTAAATCCATTTTCTAAAAACTCCTTCTATTTTTTAAAAATATCAACTTTTTACCCCCTTTTTGGTTGACAGCTTCCGACTTGGAAAAAGTTACCGCTCCCGGTACCTAAAATCAACGAAAATGCTTTACAAAGTGGGGGGGAGTGTCAATATCCTTTCAATTCCACAAACCTTTTAGCAATTACCTTTCTACGGCTATTTATATAACGAGTAGTTTTATTTAGTTTCTCTGCCACGTCTTCCCAAGTCACACCAGCTTCTAAAAATCTCATTTTAAAAATGACTAGATCACTTTCAATTAAGTTTTCCATCAAGGTAGCTACAACTAGTTTGAAGCCTTCTAAATATCTTAGCGTTTGGTCTTCTTCAATTCTAATAATGGTTGCTTCAGTAGGACTATATACTGACTTGCCTTTCCCACCTGTATAATCTTCAGTGTTATGTTTCTTATTATGTATCAGTTCCTGTCTTCTCAAATAAATTTTATTAGCAATCGTTCTATATCGCCCTAACTCAATATCTATCTCGTCCAGATCTCTATTACTCAGCTCGTACATCGGTAAGTACCTCCACTTCAATTTTAAAATTTTCTTATTTTGCATTCTGTCAAACTGACAAAAGCTTAAAAGCCTTTCGACACTCCACTTACCAGGTATCATTGTTTTAAGTTTGACAACTCTTCAATATGACAAGTCCAAGGGAAATTTCTTTAATTTATCCCCTCAGTTTCTCATATCTTACATTCTGTGAAACTCACTCCATTCTGTAAACCCCTGATATACCTTGCTTTCAAGCTATTACTTCTTTTCAGTTTATGCTTACTTTGTTATGTGAAACTTAGTAAAGTTAAAAAACAAAGGCTAGTAATACTTCTTTTAATCATTCAGAATATTATTAGCCTTGTTTAAAGAATCAATTATTTTCTAGATACTCTTTAGCTTTATGGTAGTCCTTTGGAGATTCTAAGAAGAAAGGTAAAATAGTATGTGGGTATACTTCAGTTCGATACCGCGACAACTGATATTTCTGACTTAATTCTTTTACTACACTATTGTTTATTTCTTCAACTTCTTTTTTCAAATTTTGAATCTCATCAAAAGCATTTAGAATCTGTTTAAGTTTTTTCTGGTAACGCTTATAAACATTCTTATTTTCTGCCTGGCGCTTAGTTTCTTTAAAAATATATTCAAAAAGAGCCGAACTTAATTCCCATTCATCGTTTTCAAATTGTTTCTCCAGTAATTTAATAGATTCTTCCATTCTTTCAAGCTGCTCTATAGTTTCGGAGTTATTAGATAAAAATTCATCGATATTATCAAACGAAACATCTTGCTTCCTTACGATGTTTTTTCTTTTTTTATCTAGCTTTTCTCTTGCTCCTCTTATTTTATTCTTTTTATCATTTAGCTCTTCTAGTAATAAAAATACTTTTTCTTTATCCATTTCTTTCTCCTAGTTCCATTGAATAAGGTAACCACAATCTTCTTCAACTTTTTTTACATCAAATCGGGTATGTAAAATCAACCGTTTCCCAAAATAGTCATTCGCATTCACCCAACTAAGTGTATCTTTCTTGCGATCAAACAAAGTAACAAAGTTTTCTAGATCTCCGATAAAGCCTTTTTTGTCACCTTTATTCCCTAATGTTGTATCATCTACAATTAAAAAGTTATCTACAAAGAATGTTTCACTTGTCCCTGTCTCTTTATCAACTTTAAGAAGATAATTTCCTGAAGTGTCTTTCATTTTTTCTAAGCCACTAAATAGTGATTGACTAACAACCATAGATACATTGCGCTCTGGATTGATTAAAGAAACAATAGATTTCAAGTCGTCCATACTTGTAGCAGTCTGCACTTTCGCAGTTTGGAGAATTTTCCCAATCTCTCTATTTCGTGTTCTACGTTTTAATTTAATAATCTTCTTACCAAGAAAATCCGTCAAATTATATTGGCCATCATCTAATTGTTCCTGTGAAAAATCAAGTTTTCCACTGAATAATTTAACTAAGTAATCAACGCTGATAGTTTTCTTTTTATCTGCTTCTGTTCTCTCAACCGAATTTTCGCTAACTTCTTGTAATGAATCAGATTCAAAGTCAGTTACTTCATACTTCCCACCACGGGTGCGAGTCTCAATAACATTTACTAGATCAACCAGCTCTTTACGTTGATGTTCATCTTCGTAACTATCAAGGATTGGTTTTTCAATGAGTACATGATTATTTTCTACGTTCATCCCTCTAGTGTTATAACCTGTACTTCGGATATAAGCTTCTAGATTTTCTTTTTGTTTAGCTAAGTTAGTTGTCATTTTTTTGCTCCTTTATCTTACAAGATTATTTACCTATATTTTTTATTCTTTGTTCAAATTTCTCTTTTATTTTTTCCTCTACTGGTTTTATGTGAGGAATTGCTTTGCTGCGTCCCCCATTTCTTAATACATGCCCATGTTCTAATAAATGAGTTAATCTATATGTTGGATCCGCATTATAGATTACAAAAGAACCTTTAGAATTTTTCTTAAAGCGCCAATTTTTCGCATATTTCCCATATCTTTTAGGACTTGTTTGTTTCAATTCATTCACTGCTTCATTTGTAACCTCTTCAGCAATTAAATCTATCTGTTCTTCAACTTCTTCAGAGTAAGCTTCCAATGCTTTAGCAATTTCATTTGCTAAAGCACTCGTTAAACTCATTTTACCCTCCTTTATCTTTTTATTGCTCCTCGTTGTTTATAATTTTTTCTAAAATTCTTTGCTCTTAGTTTTTCTTTTATGACTCTCCGAGCCTTCAGAATCATTTTTTCTAGATTTTGGTTTGTCTTGTTTGTTAACATATTTCTCTAGTATTTCTTGTTTCCGTTGTTCTAAGCTATCACCTTCCTTTTTACACTGAGAAAAGATTTTCTGTCTTTTCTCTGGATCCATAGAAAACTTATTGGCTACCACATACCCTAAAGAAGTATCTCCTGCCATAATACTCACCCCCTTTCTATGCAAACAAAAAGGGACATACCACTAGCATTATATGCTTACGGTATGTCCCTGAGTTGTTCTCAATAGACTTATTTTTTAGTTTCTTTTTTGACTAGATGGGTAAATTTCCCATCTGAGTAGAATAAAGTTATCTCTCCAAACCTTGGAACTTTTTCTATCTCTATTATACCACATTTTTCGTAGACAACAAAGCCTTTCTCTGTTGCAAATCGCATTTTATCATCATTCATTGATATTCTCCCCTCACTGTGTTTATAGTGTATCTCTTGTCTTTGATCGTGAAAGCCTTGAAAGTGTTCCCTTCTAAACCTTTCAAAATTCTACTTGAGTTTCTAGCATTGTATACCGTCCGCAGTTCGCTACTGTCTAGGTTCGTGTTGAAAATCGTAGTTTCTCGATTATTGATAATATCAAACAAGAAATCCTGTTCCCAATCGCTCTTAGGTGTTACTGTCCCATTTTTTGCCCCCAGGTCATCGATGATTAGAAAATCTACATCAACAAGCTTTTTAACTGCCTCATACTCTGTTAAGTTTGCATTTCTTCCATAAGCCCAGCCTTCTTTTATCTGCTTGATAATCTCGGTTAAGCTGACAAACAAGACACTCTTAGGCTCGTGCTTCTCCCTAAAACTCTCATTGATTTCTTTAGCCAAGGCAAGAGATAAATGACTTTTTCCTATTCCTGTGCTACCACTGATTAAAGTATTTCCCGTCATACCTGCAAGGTACTTCTGGGCTTGACCTTTTACAAACTCTAACATCTGACGCTCCTCTGTCGTCTTAACAAAGAAATTCTCAAATGTTGCCCCCTTCAACTCGTTAGGAATCGTACTGTCACGCATTAAGACATCATAAGTTTTAAAGTAAGCTTGTCTGTCCTCGAACTGCTGTAATAGTTCTTTCTCTTTTTGTTTAATCTCTCCCTTCACACACTCCGGGCAAAAAGCTTGTACTTTTCTTTCTGAACTCCCTAAAACTGGTACAGAAATTTCCCAATAATTTACCTGGTGAATATCGCAAACCGTATCCGATATTTTTCTGTTATTAAATTCTTTAAATTGTTCCTTCATCTTTGCAACTCCTAAAATGGTAGATCTGGGAAGTTATCTTCTGACTTCCCTTTTATGGTTTTAGGCTTTTGATTTAAATAACCATCAAACTTAGAGCCGAAAAGTGTTTCTGGTCTCAGATATTTAGAAAATTCATGACTATCCTTCCATTCCGCCGTTTTAATATCTATTACCTGTTTAAAATCTTCAAGTGTATAGCCTTCTTTGAATCGTGCCATTATCGGCTTCAAATTTTTGTCTAAATATTTATAATTTTTCCCAACTGTATGGTTTAAATATGCTAGAGGTATTCTGATTAAATACTTTTCAGGATGTCCTTTGGTTACCTCGTCAATCATACTAGAAGTTAGCCATTTAGGAAATACAAAGTCAGGTTTACCTGACAATATATATTCTTTATATAACTCTTTATCTGACTCTTTATCTATATCTATCTCTATCTCTGTTGGACATGAGTTGGAAATAGTCTTTTTATTTTGGACATTATCCAATTTTAGTATATCTTGACTATTTTTTCTTTGTTCTCGCTTGTATTTTGCCCAGTTTGTTTCACTCTCAACCATGGCTTTTGCTTGCGATAATGTAGCATGTCCATCATCGTCTATCTGAATCAGTCCGCATTTTGTAAAATATGCAACCGTCATATTGATATCATCTTCAGAAACATCGAGTTTTAAAGCTAATTCCTGTACCAAACTATCAAAATATCCTTCATAGTACAAAATGCAATCATCTTCTAAACTTTCCAACATAAGACGGATATAAATCACTATCATAGTGTAGCCACCAGGCATATTTTTAAGTCGTTTAATAAAAAGATTATCAAAAAACTTCTTATCAACTTTTAACCAAAAATATATTTTAGTCTTTGCCATCATCTACCCCCAAAAACTTTAAAACGTCTGAGATTTTATAATACGCTTTTCTAGTATCTTCAATAGGCGGTATATACTGTGGTAGTCCTGCACCTTCCCATTTTGTCAAGGTTTTATCTCCTATGCCCAATTCTTCCTTTAGTTCTACCTTGCTGATCAAATCTAATCTTTTTTGAGGTACTTTCTCATGACTTCTTAAATACCGTTCCACTGCTTCCAAAATCTTAGACTTTAAATCTTCAATCATTTTTTCAAACATCTTAGTACCCCCATGGCTTAACACCTGCAAGCTGAATATATCGCCCATAATCAGGGCTTAAATTCTCGCTAGTCGTTTCTATCGTCTGTGTACTTTCTCGCTCTATTTGGGCGCTTTTTTGGCGGTCTCGGTGGTTTAGATAAATCAGCAAGCCAATCAGTAACACGGAAAAGATAAGCGCCTGTGTATTGCTTAAATCTAGTTCATTCATGTTTTATCCCCTTTCTATAGTCGTTAGCCTGTTGAGTATGTTCTGAAATGAGTTGATTCATAGCTTGGATTACTGTATTTAGTAAAGCTGATGATTGTTTACTGTCTTCCATACTAGCCATTTCTAAGACTAGTAGAGTATCAGTTAACTGATAACAAAGCCCCTCATAATCTACTAGAACATCATTTGTATTTACTGTCATATTATTTCCTTTTCTTTTGCCTGTTTTCTATATGTGGTATGCTTCACCATTCCAAACGCTGGGCTATTGCCCCAAGTTGGCGAACGCTTGTAGCGGTGTTTCGTGAGTATTTACCCATCTTTCAGCTAAACAAGGCCTTATAATCACCCTGTCAGCACTTGTTTTTCAAAACCTTTTCTAATTGCTTGCCTGCTATTAGTTATTGCTTCAGTAGCATTTTCATGCTATAATCAAGGTACGTTAAAAAACGTATACCTTTTATCCTGTCGCTTGCTCGTCTCGTCTAAAATTTGAGCAAGTGATTTTTTTTATTTTCTTTTTGCATGATTACTACCTGACTTTGGTTTATAAAGCAAGTCTTTACTTTCGATAAGATCCAGAATCCAGCTGAATCCCTGCTCCACTGTTTCAAGAAATGCGCCCAGGTCTTCACTGTCCAAGTTCTCGTAGTTCATACAAAGATATTCGGCTAGTTGTCTGTCTTTCTCAACTAGCTTTTTAAAATCCTTGGGATACTTGGGAATTTCTAACCCCTTGGCATTTGTAACTGTCTTAAATTCATTTTCCATTTTCTATACTCCTATGCTTTAAAAATTAATTCCTTAATTTCTGAATATCTCCTATTCAAGTTAATCATGGCTATTGCCATATCTTCCAAGCGTTGATACTTTGTCAGTTCATCACTGGTTAAACTGTCAATACCGTTCTTGCTTTCTCGCTCTTGCATGAGTTGAGTCTTGTTTTTACCTGTTGCTCCCTTTAGAAGTAAGTTTGTAAGTGTACTATAGGCATGCTTGGGTGCTTTCTCCCATGTTTGAATAGCTTCAGTTAAGCTTTTACGCTTTGGTTTTTCCAGTTCTCTCTGAAGATAGCGCTTAGAAAGTTCATCACGCATTTCAAAGAAGGCTTTGACAAGATTCATTTTGAATTGACGTACTGGTTCGGTATTTTTTAGATAAGTGATCAACAATGTTGCCTGTTGCTCGCTCAAACGATATATTTTCATCGGTCGCCCTCGTCCGTCTAATTTACGCATTTCAAATGCGATAATTCCATAGTTTTCAAAATCAGCTTTATGCTTTCTCAAAAGTTCTTGTATTGTGTGATGAGTAACTTCAGCACATTCAGCGATGATTTCGCTCGTGGTATACGGCTCTTTCTTGCCGTCCATGTAAACCAATTCCATCGGTTCACTCCTTTCTTATTTTTGTCACTGCTTGCCACCTAAAACAGTACCAAGATAAAACATTAAAGTAGGGTAAAATCGGAGAAAATGCACCCCTACAAACCCTTGATACTGCCATAGGTAGCAAGCAGAATAATCTAGTAAATAATTAACTAATTCCGTTTATCAATCTCCAGTGGTAAAGCACCACATGAGAAATCTGTAAATGTAAAGTAGTATTGCGATTAGTTCGCTCCTTTCTAACTATAAAATAGTTCATCTATGGTTATATCTGACTTAATTTCTGCAACCATTGACTTAATCGCTAGGCGTTCTTTGTCATTGAATGGTGTTTTTCCTAATTCTTTGTTATTATAAGACTGCAAAGAAATTTTTAGCTTGTCCGCCATCTGTTGCTGAGTTAGTCCTAACATAACCCGATAGCCTCGTAGTTTGCTCATAGGTTTGCTCCTTTCTAAAAAATCCCTCCATGAATAGATTGAAAGTGTGAAAAGCCGGAGGGGTTAGTATCCGTTTTGGATAACTTTTGTTTTATTATATATCCGTTTTGGTTAATTGTCAACTGTTTTTTTGATTTTTTTGTATCATTTCTTGATACTTTTCTAAAAATCAGATATAATCATCTTTGAAAGGTGTGATAAATTATGAATAGATTGAAAGAACTGAGAAAACAAAAAGGGCTAACCCAACAAGGATTAGCTGATAAAATTTCTGTATCTAAAATCACCGTATTGCGGTGGGAAAACGAGGAACGCCAAATTAAACCAGAAAAAGCCCAGCAACTAGCCGATTTCTTTGGAGTAAGTGTTGGATATCTGTTAGGGTTCAATATTGATGATGTTACGGAAGATGAAATCAATCTCCATAACAATGTTATGGAGAGGATGAACAAAGAAGCATTTGTTAGATTTTTAGACTATATTTCTCTAAGTGATATTGTTTTATCTGATAAGCAAATAGAAATGATTTTTTATCAATTGCAAGATCTATCTGAACTTAATTCTAATTACAGATATACAGAAACAGATACAGAAAAACTAAAATCTATGTACTCTGTAAAATTAAACTATATCCCAACTGAAAACATACTTAAAGTAACTAATTTACTATACAAGGATGACACTATAGAAGAACAATTCAAACAATACAAGAAAATTATTGACTAATTTTTATCAATTACTAACATCATAAAAGGAGTAACCCCCATGGGATTTTTTGACACTGTAAAACAAGAAGGGAGTTTTTCTACTGCTTCTGGGATAAATGGACTACACTACGTTGTCCTCCAGGTAACGTTGAAAGAAAAGTTTTTCGGTACTGGATCAGGAAACCTTACAGAATTAGAAGATGTTATCAATAAACAAGCTTCAAAAGGTTATCGCCTGCATACAATCACAACCGCCAATGGGGGAAGTAAAGGTTTAGGCGGTGGCGACCGTATTCAAGCCACAATGGTTTTTGAGAAGATTCTATAAAAATTCCCCATCTTTTAAAACATCAGCATATAGGAGGCTACTTATGAAAAAATTACTAAGCACATCAGCTGTTTTACTTTCTGCTACCGTCCTAGTAGCTTGCTCTAACAATCAATCAGTTACCAAAGATAGCTCGGAGCAACCAAAAACGGAGCAAAAAAATACTACTTCAACAAACACAAAAGCCAAAGTAGATAACAGTAAATACGACAACCTAATTTCTGAAATCAAGTCAAAATTAGATCCTGAATCAACTGGCGCAATAAGCGTAAAAATTCAAAATAACGTAATCGATTCAGATTCATCCGAACCGCATGATACAATCATGATTTTGCTAACTGGAACGGCTAAAGATAGCGCAAAAGAGACTATGGACGCAATCAATTCAAATTCTGCTACAACTAATCAGCAAAATGCAATTACCGTATTTCGGATATCTATATCTGAGTTTGCTAAAAAATTACCAGACGACAATACTACTCTTTCCCTTGGGTATGAAAAATCTGCTGATCAATACGACTTAATCGCAAAATCTTCAAAACAAAAAGATTTTATTCCTATTGGAGAACTCATCGTAAATTAAAAACTCCCCCATATTCGCCAATAGAACCCCTCTTTCAACGGTCTATTGTGCAAAAACAGAGGAAATTGAAGAATAGAAAGCCATTTTTACAGACTAAAGCGCAAAAAACGGCAAAATTGACAAATAGAGATGACTAATATCTTCTAAACCATCGGCGAAATCGTGGGCATATATAGAGAGAATTAAAATGAACAAAGAAAATCCATATTTTGAACAAACCAAACAAAACTACATAGAAGTTGAAAAACTCTATAAACTTGGTAAAGCAAAGCATACATCTTCTAAATACAGATTTCTTGCACCAGGAGTTAAAAGACAATCTGAACAATTCTTATTTGAAGCCAAGACTCAAAAAAGAAAATATTGGAAATTCAGTCGTGGTTCTCTGGTATTCGTAGAGTTCGGTGTAAATATAGGCGGAGAATTATCAAATAATCATTGGGCTATTGTCTTAGACAAAGTAGATAGTCCCTATAAAAAAACACTTACAGTAATTCCTCTAACATCTAAAAATCAAATAGATACTGTACTCATAGACGAAGTCATTGCGGAATATCCTTCTATTTTGCTTGATGAATATATTGAAAAATTACACAAAGAATTATTTGCCTACCTAAAATATTTAGATTCCAATAATGCAATTACTGAAGCTGCCTTATCGGATGTCTACCAAGCTTATACAGAACAATTTTCAAACGAAATAATTCAACCTAAGATAATAGACGATGATAACCTTAAACGGACACAATCAGAAATAAATGACGTTATTGAATTAACTCAATACTACAAAAAATACATTAAGCGTTCTTATGCCAAGTGTAATAACCTTCAAACAATCAGCAAAGATAGAATTTTAAAGAAAAATAGATTAGATCCAATCGGAAAAATGAAAGTATCTGATAACACATTGGACAAAATTAACGAAAAGTTAAAAGAATTATACCTTTTCTAATCTCTTGACATTTTTTAATAATTATATTACAATACAGCTATTAGGAGTTTAGCTCCATAAAGTTTACATTTGGATTTTAGATCCATAACGTGATAGTAGCCGTATTTGATACGGCTACTTTTCTTTTTATATTCTAGTAAACATAACTTAAAATAAAAAACTCCCCCATATCCGCCTTGCTTCCTATTCTTGTATAATTTACCGTCCGTCCTCTTAAAATCGAAAATAGAGGGGTTCTCGTAGCTCCTCGCATGGTATAAACTCAAAACCTTTTCTAATTGCTTGCCTGCTGATGGAAAAAGGAGTAAAACCATGAAAATTACACAACACACGAAAAAAGACGGATCAGCAGTCTACCGCTCCAGTATCTATCTTGGCATTGATTCTGTGACTGGTAAGAAGGTCAAGACTACCATATCAGCACGAACAAAGAAAGAACTCAGAAACAAGGCCACCCAGGCTAAGGTAGAATTTGAGAAAAACGGCTCTACACGGAAACAACGCTCACATATAACAACCTATAGCGAACTTGTGGACTTATTCTGGCAAACCTACCAGCATACCATAAAGACTAATACGCAGATAAAGATAAAAGGTTGCTTAAATAATTACCTCTTGCCCTCATTTAGTACTTACAAACTAGATAAACTTACTCCTGTTATTATCCAAACTCAGGTAAATAAGTGGGCGGATGAGTACAATCAGGACGGAACAGGATATAAAGAATACAATCATCTTCATGCCTTAAATAAACGTATTCTACAGTATGGAATTTCTATTCAAGCATTAGACAATAACCCTGCTCGTGATATTGTTATTCCTAGAAAGATAACCAGAGATAAACAAGAAATTAAATACTTTCAAGATCAGGAACTTAAAAACTTCCTCTCCTATCTCGATAACCTGGAGAATACCTTTATCAATTTTTATGATACTGTGCTTTATAAAACGCTCCTAGCTACTGGACTGCGCATCCGTGAATGTCTGGCCCTGGAATGGTCTGATATTGACCTGCAGAACGGAACGATCGATATTAACAAAACACTCAACATTTTAAACCAGGTAAACAGTCCTAAGACAAAATCAAGCTATAGAGTTTTAGATATCGATCATAAAACAGTGCTCATGCTTCGTCTCTACCGAGCAAGACAAGCAGAAAACGGTAGAAACATTGGCTTAACCTATGAGAAAGTATTCTCTGATAGCTTTGACAACTATGTCAATACTCGAAAGGTTGATTATCGCCTACATAAGCACTTAAAAAACGCTAACTGTACTGATTTAGGCTTTCATGCTTTCCGACACACTCACGCTAGTATCTTGCTTAATGCCGGATTACCATACAAGGAGATACAGACACGGCTTGGCCATGCAAAAATATCTGTAACTATGGATACGTACAGCCATTTATCAAAAGAGAACCAAAAAAGAGCAGTCTCATTCTTTGAAACTGCCCTCGAAAAAATAAAAAGTTCTTAAAAAAGTCCACAAAATAAAAAAAGTGACACATAAAACCCTTATGTATCAACGATTATAGAATGATTTCGGTATAATGACTATTATACCGAAATTTTCTCATTTTTAAAAGAAAAAGGGCGCTGGTAAAGGATAATCTTCACCAACTCCCTATTTTTCTACTTATCTAAGCCTAATTCTGCCAAGATTTGACGTTTGTAGGCAATCTTTTGGACTTCCTTGTCCTCATCTTCAGACCAATCTAGTTTAATTTCTGAAACAATCTGCCCAGGGCGATTTTTCAAGATATAGATGCGGTCGCTGAGACTGAGGGCCTCCTCGATACTATGCGTGATGATTAAGGTTGTTAGCTGCAACTGCTTGTGAATCTCAAGGTACCAAATGTGTAGTTCCATCTTGGTCATCTCATCCAAGGCGCTAAAGGCTTCATCTAAGAGAAAGAGCTTGTGCCCGAAAAGATAGGTACGGAGTAAGGCTACACGCTGGCGCATCCCACCACTGAGTTCATGAGGGTATTTATCTCTTACAGCTGTCAACTGGAAGGTCGCAAGAATTTCATCCGCGCGAGCAATAGCTTCTGCCTTATCCACCTTTTGAATCAAGAGGGGCAGAATGATATTACCAAGCACGGTCTTGTGCTCCAAGAGCAGATCCTTTTGCAACATATAACTCACGCGCCCCTTGGGATTTTCTTCACCATCAAGGACAATTCTCCCTGACTGAACTTCTAAAATCCCCGCAATTAAGTTGAAAAGCGTAGTCTTACCAACACCACTTGGGCCTAGGATAGAAACCACTTCACCTGCAGTCACTTTCAGATTGATATCCTCTAAAATCCTCTCTTGACCATAGGCATAACTGACGTGTTCTAGTCTAATTTCTGTCAT